AGATACCGCTGTTACAATTGCCTTATTCTGACCAGAACCTGCATTATCAGAGATAACAACTGTTTGTCCAACGCGGACAACCTGTCCAGGCGCAGTAGGCGCAGTAGCATCATTTACCGTAATGGTAGCTGTACCATCGGTAGCAGCACCGTCAGATGAACAGTTAACGTACTTCGTGTGGAGACGACCTTGCTCTGCCCACTTGATGAGGTCAGAGTTAGAGGGCATCTCTGCACCTACCATACGAAGGAAAGAGGCAATTGTACGATTGCCGTATCGCTCGAACTCCTTTTCATAAGTATCAGGAAGATACTGATTCAAGAAATTAAAGTTAGTGATGTAGTTCGTTTGAAGAGCTACTCGCTCTGAGCTAGGCTGCAGAGCATATGTGGGGTCTGATTTTACCGCCATATTTTCTAATTTTTAAAAGTTATGTCCTATTTCTAGAACTACGAATTTTGAGCCCCCTCCCCGACGATGGCGAGACGGCCCGTACCTGTATCCCTGATTTGTTTGCAGAAATCTGAGGGACCGAACGGTCAGACATATTAACGTTTTTAGTCTTCTTCATAAGGTCATCCACAGCCTCTGCCTTGCCTTGCTCATAAAAGAACTCAGCAAACTTTTCGGGATTCATTGCCATTGCTAAAGAACGGTGATAGTCATGAGCGTTAGTTAAAAGACCCTGCTCATCCGTGTGTTTTTGAATCCACGGCATAGGAGAGTCCTGCAACTTTCTCAACTCATCTTTATCCGCAGGAGAATAAACTAAAGAGCGGTCACCAATATTGAACTCAAAACCTTTGAACTCTTGGTTAAACACTTGATTTGTTTTGTCTACAAACCAGTCTCTTCGACGTTGTAATTCGTCCTGTTCGCTTTTAGCGTTAGCTAAATATTGCTTGTACTCTTCATACTCTTTAGAGCTAGAGAGAGAAGGGTTCCCAGCTGACTCAGCAGGAACCTTATATTTCTCTTTAGACTCTTCAAAGTAATTCTTAGCCTTTGCAACTATTTTCTTTTGTTTCAAACGAGTCTTCTTAATAAAGTCCTCGTCATCTAAATCTTCATCATAAAGGTAGTCTTGAAGCATGACCTCCAGGTCGTCATCATCCATACCCTCTTCCATCTCAGTTTCTCGTAAGTAAGCAGCTATCATTTCTTCATTAGAAAGAGATGAGTAGTCTTCATTGAGCTTAATAAAGTCTTGGATGCTTCGGCCTGTTTCTTTCTTGTATTTAAAAAAGGCGGCCATCTCTTCATCCATATCTCCATTTTCCTCACGAGCAGTTTTTAGGTCTTCAAGGGAATTGATTTCAATACCCAAACGAGACTTAATCTCATTAATCAAGTCTTCCTCCTTAATACCCGCTGGCTGTTCCTCTACAGCAGGTTCCTCTACAGCAGGTTCCTCTACAGCAGGCTCAGATTTTTGCGGAACATCTCTAAGGTCAATTTTTAAAATATCGTCTCCCTGTGGAGATTCTACTTCAGAAATATTTACTTCATGAGCGTTTAAAAGCTCTTGCTCCTTTTCCTGAATAGATTTTTCCTCTACCACTCCTACTTCTTTCACTTTAATATCTTCCATTGAATTTAATTTGTACGAAAGTAACTAATTTATTCTACCTATCGTGGACTAAACTCAGCCAAGTCAAAGCCATCTAGGCTATCCTCATTAGACTCGAATGATATTGAAGGTAAATTATTCTTTCGTTGATTTATTAGTTTAGACTGTTGTGTATTTTGTTGGCTAATACGTTTTGATTTAGCTTCTTCTCTTTGAGTTTCTCTTGACTGAAGCTGTGATTCGAGAACATCTTTTAACTGCATTTGGTAGTTAAACTCTTCAGCCATCAATTGACTCTTCAGTTTTGCTTCAGCTTGTTGCTTCTCTATTTCAAAAGCAATTTCAGCTTGCTTAAGCTGCATCTTTCCCTGCAGCTCCATCTGCATTTTTTCCATCTGAGCCTGCTGAGCCGCCTGCTGAGCCTGTAAATTTTGCTGAGCTTGTACAGCCTGATTCTGCATAGCCATCCGCTCTTCACGCTCTTGCTTAGCCACACGCTTAATCTTTAAGAACTGATTAGCGAGCTTAAGATTTTTAATCTCTCGTATATCAATGGCATCCTCAAGATTAATATCTCCCTTAGATAAAGCCATTTGAATGTTTTGCTCAAGCATGGCCTTTTGCTCTTCATCAGGAGTTACCTCAATAAATATCCCGAAGTCATATATGTATAAATCATTCATGTCCTTCAAGACCGAAACATTATACTTTCCAATTTGATTTATAAACTGTTCCTTAAAGTCGGCGTACTGTAAAATATCGCCAATTCTATACGTCAAGCCCTCAGCTAGGGTTCGGAACATATAAAGGCTTCCATCTAAAATATGACGTGTGGCTGTATTTGAATTTAACGCCGCCAACTTTTGTACACCAACCAAAGAGTATGGGTCAGGCGTAGAGCCATCACGCGCTTCATTGAGACCCGTAACATCTCGAATCATCTGAAGGTAGTGGTTCATGTTCTGAACTAGCATCTGAGCCTTTCCTGAGGCACTACTTGATGTAAGCTGCTGAATAGGAACCCTTCCTTGATTGTATTCACCATCCTGGGTATAGCTCCTTCCAATTACGCTTCCTGTTTGAAAGAACAATCGTAGGGCATCTGACGGGCTATATGCGTTTCCAGTGCCAAGGTCAACTTCATTAAGACCATCCGCGTCAATGTACACTCCATCAGGTACAGTTCGAGAAATTACCTGCTGAAGCTTTAAATGAGTTACTTGAATTAAGTCAGCAAATGGAATCATGCGACGAGTGAGAGATTCAATTACACCCTTGTACATGCGAGGGGCACATGCTACATAGTTGGGTAAAGCATGTTGAGATGCGGATTTTGGTCGCACCATGTTTTCCGCCATTTCCCACTTTAGTATGATGTTAGTTCCCATAACCATCACACCATCATACCAAACATCAATAGTCTTCTCAAGCTTCTCAAACTTTCCATCCTGCATCATTTCTTCAGGTGGGTTGAATTGGTCATCCTTCTCAATGACTCGCTTGTTGTCTCCGTCTATCTTCTTCTTATAGACAATCTTTTTTGTTGTCTTGTAGTTGAAGTACATCAGGGTAGTGGTATCACGATAGAAAATATCATTGTCATAGTACTGGGCTACATTGTAATAGTCATACCAGCTCTGACCGTATTTAGATATTTTTTCTAGGTCCTCCTTAGTTAGGGTAGGGTCAATTTTAAGAAGTTCATTTATAGGAACAGTTTTGATTTCTCCCCAGTAAAAACAATCTTTAAAATGTGGGTCCTCAGTATAGCTGTACACTACGTTAGCAGGGTCTACATACTTAACCTCTACCCCGCTTCCCTTTAAAAATTCAGACTTTGCAACTGAAATACCTAATACAGTGAGGTCATAATCAAGGCGCTTACGTAAGTCGCTATAGTGGTTTTCTTCCAGTATGGTATTTACCGCCTCCTCTTCCGCAATCTCAATTGCAGGCTTGTATTTAAGCTGCATAAAAAGCTGTAGCTCTTCATCTGAATTAGGAAGCTCATCTGAGGGAACAACAAAAGGGTCTACACCACTGCCCTTTTGAATATTTTCCAGAAATGGCTTTGCCACCATTTGCCCTTCAATAAGGTCTTGGAAAGCGCTACGCTTAGATTGAGAAAGCGCATCTTGTGCATATGCTTTTACCTTAAATAGGCGCTCAGACATCCCGTTAACAACAATATCAACAAACTTAGGTAGGATGGGAACTGGTGTCCAATCAAGGTTTAAGTATGACAGGTCGCCATCTATGGCTAATTCGTTTTTGTATTTAGCTACTGACTGCTCACCACGAGCATATAAACGTAAACGATTAAAGTCACGCCATTGATTGTAAAATCGGCATTGGTTGCCATCTTTTTTAAACCACTCGTATTGAATGGCTTGCCCTATTTGCAATCCAAATTCTTCCGACGCCTTTTCGGAATCAGATACAAATTGACTTGGGAAGCCCGTGGATGAAATGTTTATAGTGACCTCCTTCATCTTATTATCTCGCTAATATTTCCATTATTACTGTATCGAGCGAAGTTAACGCTAATTCTTGTTTGTTTATGCTCAGGCAAATACAGGTGTTTTTGAGTAGCCATAATAGCTAGTCCTGAACTAATTGTAGCGTCATACGCAGTACGGTTGTTTATGTCAAACTTAGCCCAGTCCTCTAGTGTTCTTACGAACGGCATCATTCCCATTTCGTCACTATCTCTAAAAGAGCCTTCAGAGTCAAGTCCTACATACTTTTCTATATAAGATTCTATGGCGGAAGCATGTGCCTGCTTAACATCCTCACTTGAGTTAGGTATACCCCCTAGCTCTTTCTCTGTCTTAGACAGCTTCATAAATGGCTTGTCAGGTCGGTTCATACAGAACCCCCTGTATCCACGATTTTTAAAATGATATAGCAGTCTAGGCTTATTGTTTTCAATCAATATCGGCATGCCATAAAATACACATGCCATAAGCACATCCTCGAAAAATATCTCTGCCGTTTGAGGACGAGCAACGTATTCTAAAAAAAATTCATTACTAGGGGCCTCCTCCATACTAAACTTAGTAAGTCCATGCAGTGCGCCATTAGAGCCACCGCCCCCCACGACACCCGATATGTCATATGAATCACAACCAAAGGCCCCCATATGCTCATTACCAGGGTATTTCTTACCATTCCTGTCAATGACATTATTTTGAATTCCTTTAGAGGGTGTCCATGTAATATAAAATCTACCCCTTTTATCAGGATAAAAATTTACCTTACTATCCCTCTGCCCGTTTTGCCACCCAAAAGAGCCTCTAGTTACATACTGTTCTTTAATTAAAGATTCTGAGTAGTCTAACTGCTGATATATTTTGGTAAGGTTAAATAGAGAAGACTTACTTTCATCACGAAAAGCATGAGACTCAGTTCTAGGGAACTGCCTGTAAAACTCATTTAAAGCATCAGGGTCATTCTTTAGGGAGTCTACCTCTGCCTCCCAATAATTAATTGCCCCATTACGAATTGGTCGGTCATCAATACCACGTACTTCTTTTATAGGAGAGTTAAGGACTGGATGCCCATATCTGTCAATAAATCCTTCCATGTTGTACTCCATAGGAATAAACAATGAATACATACCACTCTTGGTTTGACCGTTAGCGTTTCTAGTTTCAACATTAGAGTCTTCGTAAAGTTTTTTAAAGTTAGAACCACCCTTATTAAGAGCGTTGGAAGTAGAACCCATAAGGCACTTACCAATAATCCTGCTACCTAAACGCAAACACGTCTTAGTAACACGCCAGTTATTTAATATGTTGTTGGGCTTAATCCATTTCCCGCTCTCGTCGTGAACCAATAGGAGTAGCTTTTCTCCGTCATAAGAGTTATCGTCAGTATTCTTCCAATCAATAGTGGTGTCAAGGCCATCCATTTCCTGGGCAGCCACCTCGTGCATATTTTTTTTTGTGATTTTAGAAGCTGGTATCCTAAATGCCAGCTCGGTCTTTGGCTTGTCCATACCGTCTTGTATGGGCTTAAAGAAAAAAGGAAGTCTGTTTGCAAGAGGAACTACCTTATCGGTAAACATTTTTTTAGCATCAGAACCTGTTTTGGACAAAATGCCTACCCTTGAATCTTTAGCTAAAGTACCTGTATTTACACATTCAGATGAGCCCATAAAAGAAAACCCTGACCGCCTAATCTTTAGATAGGCCATCCCAAAACACCTATCGTCCGCCTTGCAAGCTTCCCAGAAAATATAAAAAATTCTGTTGGCTTCTCTAAATTCAGGGTATCCCACATCAATAGATGCCCACTGCAGATACATGTAATGAGCGCCTGTTATATAAGTAGGAACTCCTTTGTTTATGAACCAATGTCCATTTTCTCTAGAATCAAACTGTGTTTCAATGTAATCTATCCATTCATTCTTAAATGAAGAAGGCATGTCGTTCCACTGAAATATAGACTGTATTCGTTGCAGAGGCTTGGGTAGATTTTGACGAACCCAGTAGTCAGGCTCCTTAGATATATTTTTTGGAGTAGGCGGAAGAGCTATGTCTACACCCGATATATTAATTACATCACCAATCTGACCTGTTTTAGAAATTACAATAACACGGTACTTTTCATTGTAACCATAAGCCCATGTCTTTGCCCTGTTCTTATTGGCAAGAACAGATTTAGGTATAAAGCCTGGTTTTTTTGTGTACAGGCTATCGTTTGGCTCTTTGTTCTGCAAATCCTCGCTTACTATCCGTTCTACTTGAATCTCCCTGTAGCAAGTTAAGCTCTTCCTGCTCTGATTCTATCTTGCTTAAAATGTCAAACGCATCAAATATGCAAAGCTTCTTTGTTGCTGCAGCATTCTTGAGTCGGTCAGCAGCCAACTCATCCTCAGGGTCTGGCTTTATAATATCTTCTCTGGCTACTTTTACTAGCTGCTCTACCGCGCGATATCCTGCAGATATTACCTGTTCTTTTAATGCTTTAGAGTTCATAGAGTAAATGCAATTTGATGGTCGTACATCCTGTAAAGTTTTTCGCCATCAACCACAAACTCATACTCTGAATCTGGAGTAAAAGAAACAAGAGCACCTTGTTTTATCCCTTGACTCAAAAGATATTCGTTGGGATACTTCATTATACCCATTAGGGGCTCCTCAGAAGTTGGCCTAAACATGCCAGTTTTGCTGGGGGGAACAGGCTTTACAAAACAGTACCTACCATGAGGATACCACTGCTCCCCTTTTTTATACATAAAGAACTGCTCGTTATCTATTAGGAACAACTCTTCCCATAGGTGGCTCTTCCCGCTTTTTTTTCTTCCTGCTATGTCATTATAAAATTTAAAGACATTGTGGTGAACTAAAAGAGTATCTCCCTCTTCTATTGGGCCATCATACTTTAGGGGTACAGACTTTACTACTGCAAGCCTATTTGATGCTTTATGATTTTCTTCAGAAGTACTTGTAACTATTTCTGATTCACCAATCATCTTAGTGTTATCGTAACGCTTATGCCCTAATGGGTACGCTATAAAACAAGTAGGAGATTGCATTAAAAATTTAAATTATATTCAATTGAAATGGGCATAGTTTCCCTAAAATGCTTCCACAGGTATATCTCTTTTTCTTTTTCAATCCATATCAAAATAGACCTGTCGTCATTTTGACGTATATGATGGATACGATAGTTTCCGTTTAATACATCCTGACCAACTACATAGTGCATAGCGCTGTCTTTGTAGTCAGAGCCTATTGATATCTTACGGATAAGCATAGCCTATAGAGACGTAATAATGAGATTAACGT